CTTGTGGGCGGTACCTACCCGCACGCCTAGACGCATTTTTCATGGCTTCATCAATGATGAACTGTCGTTCGTCAGGCACTTTTCCTCGCCGCATAGCCCGAGCAAGCTTACGAAAAGACGAGTTCCTGACGAGTTTACAGTCACCGGTAAATGGCTCCGCAGCGTGCTTTCCGCTACGCCAGTTCTTCGGGATCAGTTTGTCCAGTAGCATGGTGTCCTCCATCATCTGGTGTGCCGGGACGGTTCGGTTCTACATTGTAAGCTTTAGCGAGGTTAAGTTCCTTAGCTTGTTTACGATCAAGGCCGGTTTCTTCAGCCACCTCACTATGAAAGTCAGGTTCGTGGGCTAGGTCGATGATATCTTCTAGCACTAGTCGTGCTGTTCTAAGATCATCTTCATGTTTATAGTTACAGAGTAGTAGAATAAACTCTTCTTCTATTATACTCAACCTATTGGCGGCAGAGAAACGACTTACTTCATACTGTATTTCACTTCGATTAAGATTGCGTGCGATAGGCTTATGCTGGAAAGATTCTATAAGCTTGTCGAGGTAATGCATGGCCTTATGAAGATCATCCAATCCGCCCTTCTTGCGCCAACGGCAGACGTATTTGGTTGAGCATCCCTCGAAGTAACCCAGAGGAATGACTACAGCCAAATCCCAGTGCTGATATTCAGATGCATAGTGCTTGATTTTCTTGTCGTTAGCGGACATGTTTGCCACTCCCTCTTTCTCTTAGCCAGTCGTTGACATGTTGACTCATACAAGATTCTTTCGCTAGAAGTTGTGCTTCATGCAAAGTATCCAGTACAATAGGCTCAGCGTACTTGTTACCAAGGTTCATTTCATGCTCACCTGTTTCGTGCATTTCTAGAAGATCAGATATTTTAACTTTGATACGCTCTTCCTTAGTAAGTTCTGGTAGTCTTAATTCTAGTTGATGTAACCCGACAGATTCTGCCTGGGTCATCAGGTCCTTTAATCCTGGCATTTGTTTCTTAACTCCAAACGGTATGTCACCAGACCAGAGTTCACCACTATCATGATGAAGACAAAAATAGAGGACCTCTGCTCGTGGCATCCCAAATATTTCAACATATATACACGCGACTCGCCAACAATGATGCCCTACTGTCTGTTCACGCAGCATAGGCCAAGTCGAATACCGCTTGACACATCCAGCCAAATACCGGGAACGATATATCTCATACCGGTTGATCATCTGCTTGCTCCGTCACTCGTACCGAGGTTCGTCGCTTCACCCACTCTACTCCTGCACGCTTCCAGTCTGCAGCGATCACTTTATCTAACTCTACAAACGCTTCAGCCATAGCTCTATTCTTATAGTGACGATGTGCCCTGGCCATAGGGATAACCACATTCGCTAGGAATGTGTTGGATATGTTACCATCATAGGTTTCTAGATCTTGGTTTACATCTTCTATGATAGCCATGGTATCTTCTAAGTCTTCATCGAAATGTGCAGGATCATTTATCAAAGGAGCTGTATTCTCGTAGTCACCTTTATCCCTCAGGGCTACATGTAAATCTCTGCCAAGTTCTATACGATCATGAAACTTATCAAGATGTTTTTGATACAGGTGCAGATTGGTAGTGATTTGCCAATATTCCCCCTGCTGTATTCCTATCATACTGGCAAGGTATTCCTGTACAAGAGGAAAGTGAACTGCATTCGCCCCACAACAACCCCAGATTAGGTCATTGGATCTATTGAATACAGTCATGTCCAGCTTATCATTTCGAATACGAAATGTAGCTACAAGATTACAGGGCTTGATAGACCCCTTGGTTTGTAAATCATCATCCCACATTTGTAAGACCGCTTGCCGTGTGGTAGGGTCTTCCTTTAATAATTGAACAAGTGAGGTGAGTTGGTCATAACCAAACTGAGTTCGCCATCTATACCCATAGGCATCAGGCACGATGCCATTGGTATTTCCATACAGTTTACTGAAGTCCTTGATATAATTGTCCAAGAACCCCCCATCGTTCCTACCTGATAACATCCACATAGCTTCCATTAGGTGGAAGAATGGATTTGCATCACGCACTGCATTGATTAAGACATGATTCTTCGGATACCTGTAACGGATAGTCACAGGTTTGGGCGATACTTTGGCTCGTCCATTCCTGGTTATTTCTGTTTCTCCAAAGCGTGTGACATACTTCACAGCCGTAGGCAGGGCATCACGAACGTTGGTAGCATTGATTACGAACATTCCTTCCTCCGTTCTGTTATGATTCTTGCGCCGCTTAATTCTACATCATGGGGTGTTCCCCAATCTACCGGTACATAGGTCGTTTCGATTGCCATTTTCTTACACCCCATTAGATCGAAGGCATGGCTGACAAACGGTTCTTGTTGACCAGTAGTTGCAGCATCCAGGGCAAACGTGAATTCACCCATGACATCCTTTCCAACAAAATAGGCTCCCCTTACTGCATACTCAGATATACGGTTCTTTTCCTTTATCACATTAAACAACTCTATGCTGTCAACATATGAAAAAGCAGGATTGTTGCTGCGACAAACTAGAACACCGATGTATGAATCTGGTAGATTGGTTATTCCACGAAGGTCATTAGTGAAGTTAAGAATATCTGAATCCATAATTAAACAGGACTGTGGCTCTATTTTTTCTATGACTTGTCGGACTGTATCTGCTGGACCCTTTGTATTTTCAATTCCTATGATATTTACTTCTGAGCTAATAGGGCTCCCACCTATCAATGTGGCTACTGTGACTCCCTTAAATTCTAACGGAATGGTATAGCGAACATGTTCCAGCATAGGAGCCACTAATCCTCGCCATTCAATTTCTAAGAATGGTTTAGGAATACTATATCCAGCTTCCTTAAACCGGTGACTTTGTCCTGCTGCTAGGATGATTACTTGCATAACTCCTCCAATCCCTTTCCTACTCTGGTCGCCCATTGGGTTGCACTATCGAAGATATCACGCTTGGCAATTCGTTTAAGAGCAACCATGGCCCAGAAGATGGCTCGTTTTGCTGTATCGTAATCCTGCATGTAGTTCGGCCATTGATACTGTATCTGAGGAGCACCACGGAGTACGACTTCCCATCCAAGAAAAGATTGTAAGATTTTTCCATGGTCTACACCCTTGATGCTTGGCTTCCTAAGAAATGCGGGCGGAATAGGATCAGTAATACGCATCATCCCGTCTTTAGTCATTAACACATTATCAAGGGTAGGATCACCATGGATCACACACTTTGGTTCCTTTACCCATAGAGGCAGCGTATCAAACAATGGATCTCTATCACGTACTTTAACTTCTCGACACCAAACATGTCTTTCTAAAAAACTTTCTTGCACAATCAAACTATCATGGTGAAACTCAACCGGGTACAGATATTCCATACAATAGGAATCATCATTAACAGCATAAATTCTAGGGCATACTTCTGGCCCAAGGTAATCCATAAACCTAGCCTGAGCCAAGGCAAGCTCTGGTGGCTCAGTCCTCTTAAATACTGCTAATGAAATATGAGCTTGGCTATATCCATGGAACTCGGTCGCAAAATGTGGGACCGGGGTATAGTCTGCTCTATACTCCAGTGAAACTTTTGATAAGTCCCGAAGCTTACTTTGTAGCTCGTCTACGTTGGCCATCCTCCAACGCCTTTTGCCATTGAACCATCACTTCTATGCGGGGTAGGCTAGATTTATATGCGCGCTCTACAGTTGAAACGTACCCTGGAAATAGCTCAGCCAATCTACGAGCTTCAGCATTAGAGATTTCGACAGTACGTTCATTGCTAGTTCCTCCAGGCTTATCATAACCACGCTGGTCCACAACAGTAGAGGTCCAGATGGCATTGGGATAGCCCTTCAATAGCAGTTGCAGTGACAGTTCCATATCTTCCCGCAACGCGATACGCCGAAGAACACACTCCTTGAGAACAACCGGTAAATAGAACCCGAGTGCATAGCACATCTTACCGGGTGATTTCCAGCCGACTTCTGCGAGTTGGTTGTTCCCCTGTCGTTGTCCGAACCCTACATGTGGAAACTCAGGCCCAAGTTTATCCTCGATACGCTGGAACTCAGGAATAAGTTCCTCACCCTTAATTTCCCGTAGGTGCCAATCGCCTTCGCTTTTACGAGTGGCAAACCGCAGGTCATCATCTAGCATGATGATCTTTTCCTCACCACGTCTATGCCATTCCTCCAAGATCCAGGCCCGTTTTTCAGCTATCTTCCAATCCTGTTCTGGCTGCGCCACGACATCGTAGTCGTCACGCATTGAACGTATTCGGTTGTACTCGTTTTGTGGACAGACTAGAATGGTACGTTTGATAAGGTCACAACCAATTAACGACATTATCGTTAACTGGTTGGTCGTGCGGCCTCGTGTTGGTATGATTATTCGCATAACTATGCTACCTTTTGCCACATGTGAACGCAAGCTCAATTATGCTTTACCCACAGTCAAGTTATTCCACCTTGTCTCTTAGCTGCTTCCCAATTATATCGTATTCGGTATGGCATAAAGTCTGTCGGCTTGCCACCAAAGCTGACTATTCCAGGCCATAACTGACCCATCTGTTCATAAGCCTTTTCAAAGACTTCTGTCTTACGCCAATCGGCACAACCACCTGGAGCCCAGGTCCGCTGTCCTTTACTATACTCTGTGATTACGGCTGTTTTGTGACCACGTGTGATCAGTTGTAGGTGAAAGTCGTGTTCTTCTTCATGAGGCACTCGAAACTCAGGCCACGGGACCGGTAGGGTATCCCGGTTGTATCCATATACCTCATTGAATCTAGCACATTCCTTGTGCCTACGGGGAGTGTGCTGACTCATGAATTTATCGACTAGTCCTACGAATGGGTAATCATCTAGATAAGCCAGGATTATCTCTACCATGCGCTCTGTATCTTTCCCAAAGATTCTTTCAAACTTGGTACCATCTTCAGTGCGTCTATAGAATGTTAGATCATCATCGAATGTAATGAGCTTGC